TAAGTTCATGCCTTGAGCCTTAGCTGATGCCCTACCTTTTGCATTAAGGCCGCCAGCTTTATTTTTACCTTCTTTGCGTTGCCAAGCAGCTGTTTTTTTCATTTTATCCTTATTTATCACACGGTGAGATATATTTCACCAGTAAAGTTGTTAATATTCCTACAGTTGCAGTTGAAACAATTGCCACCTTACCCTTAAACTCAGCCTTAGCTTTTTCTTGCTCGGCTAATTCTTTATCGGTTGAATTTTGACGTTTAAGTCCTTGAGTATGAGTGGTCATTAAACTTAAAAGCATAGTGCTTAATCCTGTTAAGTCAGGTTGCTTTACAGGTTCTGGCATATTAACAACAACATGAGAAGGGGAAGAAACTTTTTGTTTTACTTCCTGTAATACTGGATCATTTACAGTTTGTAAAAGTTCTAAAGCAGCTTGTATGACATCTATTTTTTTAGGTGTGGTTGGGGCTTCTGAGGCAAACAAGCTTAAACAAAACCAGAAAATCAAAAACATAATATTACTTCCCTTCATAAAAGTCGTGACTATTCAGCAATCTACTTTGTTTTAGTCTGGCACCCCTATCCAGAATCGAACTGGATTCTATAGCGTGAAAGGCTATCGATCTAACCAGTAATCTATAGGGGCATTATTTATTAAAGATTTTTTAAATAACCATTCTTTTTTTTGATGTTCGCTGTTTGTTAACAATTCTAAATTATTAATATCATTATTTAAACCATTACCGTCTTTGTGATGAACATGTTCATTCTTTAATAATTTTCTACCTAAAAATTGTTCTATAATGTAACGATGTTCGCGAATTTGTTTGCCATTTATATATAATGTTTTGTAAGTATGATGAGGCAATTTTAAATCAATTAATTTATTTCTAATAAAATTAGGGTTAGCCCATAATTGATTTAATCTATCTGTTCCCGTGCATGATTTACTACAAAACTTAACATTATATTTTTTTAATCTAAACAAACGCGCATAAAATTGTTTTTTACAAATAGCGCAATCTAAATATTTACCAGTACGTTTTTTAAACTTATTTTGCTTGCGCATATTATTAAGATTTACAATACTAGCACATTTTTTGCCGCAGTATATTTGCAATTTTGCTTTAGGGCTAAATTCACAAAGGCAGTATAAACAATTTTTCATAATTAAATATTAACATTCATATTACCTTTGTCAAAGCTATACCAATCAGCGTTTCTTCTTAGCAATTTTTATTGCAATTGCGATCGCTTGGCGCGGCTTCTTAACTACTGGTCCACCTTTACCAGAATGTAACTCACCTTTTTTAAACTCACGCATTACTTTAGCAATCTTCATTTTACTTTTAGGATTACCATTACATTTTTTTTCAGAAGCTTCATCATCTTTATTTATCTTTAAAGACTTAATTAATTTTTTATCTTCAGAGGCTTCACTTTTAAACATTTTCATGTCGTCTTTTAAATGTTTAACTACTTTGTTTTTCATATTTTATTCCTTTGAGTCTAAAAAAAGCCGTAACATTAATACTTACCAGTTAAAAATATTACGGCTTTAAATTATGATGCTGTTGAACTATCTTTAAACCACTCTTCTATTCTTTTTTCAGAAGGCTTCTTATCATTCTTTTGTCTTAACGACTTAACAGTTTTAAGAAGTTTATAAGCTATTTCCATAGCTTTTTTATTTGGTCTTATCATTCCAGGCATAATTTTTTACCACTTTTTAGGTGAAAAAGCTTTTTTAAGATCTGATTCATCTTTATGTAATTGAGCTTGAACACCACCAAATAAATCATGATAGCCATTTTGTAAGCCGTAACCAGCTGAAGGAAATTCTCTATCAATAACTTCACGAGGTAATAAACAAGGTGCTGACATATCTTCTTTGATCATACTACCAGCTTGTTTCATTGCTTTTGCAGAATTGGAATAGTATTTTTTTGCCATTGTGGCTCCTTTTAGAAAATGAACAACTATAATTGCGGTTGCTCAAGGTTTAACGCAGAACCTCTATCAGAAAGGTCTTGGTTTATATTACTATTGGTAGGTAAAGAAGCAACTTCATTTTTTTCTCTTTCTTTTAAAGAGGCAGCTAATGCTAATAATCTTTCTAAATGAGAAATATCCATATTTTCAAGCTCTTGAATAATTTTTAATTTTTCTAAAGTTGCTTGTTCATCATTTTTATTAGCTTCTGATATTTTTTGAATAGCTAAAGCTCTATTTTCTTCTACCCTTGAAGCACGTTCAACACCTAAGCCCATGTCAGCATAGCTTCTAGCTTTAGCAAGTTCAGTTTGAGCTTGAACCAAAGCCATTTGAGCTTGGACTTGTTGTAATTGTATTTGTGTAGCTTGTTCTTTTTGTTTAACTATTTCAGCTATTATTTTTGGTTTATCTTGAATAGTTGCTGCTTCTAATAAAGCAGTATCAGGAATAGGCACGCCCATTTCTCGCAAGTGTATCATTTGAGCAAACTGCATTTGCTTTTGGGTTTCTGTGTTTAATCCTGCTTCTACATTGCAATGATATTTACCAAAAGCTTTATTGTAAAAAAGTGGTGCTGGGTCTTGGCCTTCTAGTAAGTTTTTAACTTTTCCAACTGTATAATTATTTTGTATAACTTTCATAATTAATGCACCAAGTAAGTTCTGGGCATAATCAAGTTTGTCAAAAAGCGGTTGTAAAGTAGTTAGACCCGCACCTTGTCTTAAAACAGAAAGTATACCAGCCTTATCATCTATAGCTGAACCCATAAGTTCTTCATTAACACCAGATACAAGCATTAACTCTTGTGAGAATGTTTCTTGTAGCTGAAAAAATGATGGCGGTATTTGTGGCGGCACTATTGGCATAATGTCAGACATTTGGGCATCTTCTTTAAGTGGAATAATTCTTCCCTGCCCTGTCTGCATTAAATGTTTTACGTCTAAAATAGCATTTTCTTTAAAAATCCAACCAGAATTTACTTGGCTTTCTAGCATGTCTGCGGATAACAATATCCTTCTGTTAAGTAATACTTGCGGATCTCTTAAAGACCTACATATTCCTTGAATACGGTTATAAAAATAAGGCATCATGCTATTGTAATAAGCTAAAACTGGAACAAACGGAAAAGTATCAATACCTAAATTGTTTGGACCATCATAGAAGACTTTGTCTTGAATAACAATTGCCATTCTAACTGTTGGAACATTTTGTTCTATGACTTCAGTTTCTGGATAGTTGTTTAAAAACTCTTGAATATCTAGATCGGTTTGTTTAGTTATTTCAAAAGATTCACCAGTGTTCTTATCGATCAATAACTTTTGTTTCCTGTAAGAACGATAATAATACTCATCATAAGAAACTTTATTGCTTTGAGTTTGACCAGTAGCCTCAGGCATATACTGAAACTTACCATCTCTAGGTGTGCCTGTTGGATTAATAGACAGTTCCATTATTGCTTCATACTCATTAGGCATTAAAGCAGCTGCTTCTGTACGGGTTAAATAAGATCTACGCCATACAAAGTTACAATCTGAAAGATCAGTTTTTCTAAAATAAGGATCAATAAAGAATTCATTGTATGATAACGGGTCACACTTAATATCGCCATTAACAGGATCAGTAGTATAATCCATATAAACATGCAATAATGTCATACCAGTTATTAAACCACCATGAAACGCATCAGAAATAGTTTCGTAAACACCTTCTCGCTTATATATTCCCAATAGAATTTTAGTAAATTGATCAGCTGTTTGTTGATCAGCATTTTCAAGCGGTACTACTATAGAAGACTTTCTATTTCTTCTTTGGTGACCTGAAACCATGTTAATTATTGGTCTGACTCGATTAAAATAAAAGTTGTTTCGATTAGTTGGTAATGCTCCAGCCTGTAGATCTCCCATTACTGAGACATCGCCAGCTTCTAAGCGAACATCAATATTACTTTCTGTCCAAAAGGTTTGCCAAATAGAACTATTATTTTGATAGTCTAAATCCATTTTTTTCTTTATGGCACTATAATCTTTATTGTCTAACGTTTCAACTGGTTTGGTTAGCATAACTGTGTCCTCGGGTGAAAATAATTATTTACATTTTCATAATATAGCAATACGTAAGACTTATGATATAATATTTGCATAATGGTCTTGTTGCTTGATACCTTTATAAAACAAAAAGATGTAATGTTAATCATTACATTTTTTTTTTAACTTAAAAGGTAAACTATGAACGTTGAAGTACAAGTTAAATTAGATAAATTTAAATTACGTTGGTATCAGTCAGAAATCTGGGATCTAATCCAATCACGCAAATGCAAAAGGCTATTATATATAGCATCTAGAAGGGCAGGCAAAGATATACTTTGCTGGAACCTAGCAATAAGAAAAGCAATTACTTCCACTTGTTTAGTATTTTATGTACTACCCACTTATTCTCAAGGTAGAAAAGCTATTTGGGATGCTATTACTATTGATGGTATTAAGTTTACCGACTTTATACCTCATGAACTAATTGCTTCCATGAACCAAAACGAAATGAAAATAAAGTTAAAGAACGATAGCATTATTCAGGTTATTGGTGGCGACTCCTACAACACGTCTTTAGTTGGTACTAACCCTATCTTTATAGTTCTATCTGAATACAGCTTGATGCCACCTGACATATTTAATTTTATTAGACCTATTTTAGCTGCTAATGGTGGGACTTGTATTATTAACGGGACACCTAGAGGTAAAAATCATTTCTTTTCTTTGTATAAAATTGCTCAGGAATTACCAGAATGGAACGTTATAGTTCATAAAGCTTCTGAGATTCAACATATTTCTCAATCTGTTTTAGCTAATGAGAGATCTCAAATGGATGAAGGGTTGTTTTTGCAAGAATATGAATGTAGTTTTGAGCGAGGCATAAGTGGCTCATATTACGGACAAGCCTTGGATCAACTAAAGCTAAGGGGACAAATAAATCATATCAATTGGGAACCTAATTTGTTGGTTTATACCGCATGGGATATTGGGGTTAACGACGCCACAACAATAATCTTTTGGCAACAGGTAGATAATTCAACCGTTGTTAGAATAATAGATTGTTACAGTGGTACTGGTCATGGATTAGATCACTACGTTAAGACTTTGCAAAATAAACCATATAACTACGGCGATCACTTTGCTCCTCATGATATTAAGGTCAGAGAGTGGGGCGGTGGAGCAGTAACAAGATACGAAAAAGCCCGTCAGCTAGGTATCAGTTTTAAGTTAATTGAACAGGTGCCTATAATCGACGGTATTGACAACGTATTGGCTAACTTTTCTAAGTTTTGGATAGATTCTGAAAAATGTAAAAGCTTAATTGATGCGTTAGAAAATTATCGCAAACAATTTGACGATTCTAAAAATATATATTTAAATAAACCCTTACATAATTGGGCATCCAACTACGCAGACTCTCTAAGATATTTATGCCTTGCACTTCATAAAACAAAGAAAGGGCTAACATCTGAAGAGTTTGATAGGAAGAAAGCCGCGGCTATGTATGGCAATAATGATCTGCCTAGATTTTTTAGAGACGATATAAATTATAACAGATACGGGAGCTAAAATGATAATTTTATTTATAAGTTTTGCTTTGATTAATTGTTCATGGCACGGTCATTCTCCTGCTGAATGGAAACGACCACACAGAAAAACAACTGATAAAGCTTTTTCAACTCTTTTGCCTTTAGAGTCGTCTTCGACTCCTTTGTTTTTAGAAGAAGAAATTAGCGACGATGAAACCGATGAAACTAGACGATGCAGATGGGAACTAGTTAGTCCTTATGATGCTGAGCATTTGGTGGGCGCTGGCGCTTTGGTAGGCGCTGACGCTTTGGAAACCACAAAAAAAACTCTTTCACCCAAAAGCGAAACGATTGTTTTCTTAGAGAAGCTAAAGCGTTTTGACAAAGAGCTAACAGAAATAGATACAGAAGCAGCCGACATGGTTGCTAAACACATGGAGCAAAATAGCGATTCATTTTGCAGGTCAGCAATAGTTAAAAACTCTGAGGTCTGGCGAGGTGTTCACCCTGATATGATGGAGTGTAGTTCTTTCTTTGCTTCTGACTCATTTCACGAAGACAGTAACGTTGATACTATTCTGAGAACGGACAGCTACGAGACTGTTGTAGAAAAGCTTGTTACTAAAAAACTAGTATCAGTTAATCAACGCAAAGGCGTGTTTAAAAACACTTTATTAATGTATTCTATTTGCAATAATCGTGAAGACATAGCACGTTTATTACTATCTCTTGGCTGTGATGTTAATACTCAAAATAGTTACGGAACAACTGCTTTAGGCTGGGCTAGAATGGACCATAAAAAGAATGCTAGTTTAATAAGCTTAATGTTAGCTTTAGGAGCAAAATGAAAACGTTAGTAACAATCAACGAACTTTTACCAATAGAAAAAAAACTGATAGAGTACTTCCAGTTAAGTATGAACGTTGTAATTTTATACTTTAAGAAAGAAGACGAGAGTGAAGCAGTTAAGCCTTTAATTAATTTCTTAGACACACATCAAGATTTTAGAAAACGTGTATTATTAGAGCTTTCACCTTCGCGTA